GACTTTAAGTCGATATAATTTTCCCGCAGTTAGAGATATTCCTGTCTTTTTAGCTTGCCCATTGTCTGCCGTTACTGCAACCTTCAACCTATTGCCTGTCACCCCCCCAGCCTCGGAAGTCAAAGTAGCATTAGAGGGTGTCCAACTGTTTGTATTATCCTGGTCATCATCAGGGTCGGTGCAGCACGAGGTTGGAGCTAATTCATCTGTTGAAAATCCTTGCAAAGATATTCCTAAATAACTATCACTTGCATCATAAATCCCTTTGCAATCATCAATTGCATTGGCTAAAACAAATATAAAAGCTATTCCATCAGCCGCGGCTTCAGTAAGTTCACACTCAAGATAAAACTTGAAATCCCCATCAAAACAATCTACGCCCATATCCTTATAAAGATATGCATCCTCATCACTATCAAGACCATCAAAGCCAATTCTCCAATCCAAAAGAGATATATGGGAGTTAGGATCAACTTCAGTAAAAGCAGAAAGATCTCTATGCAATGGAAACCAATCAGGTACTTCAATAATACCTCGATCCCATTTGGCGCCAATAGTTGGAGAAAAACTTCTAAGTTGCTCGGACGCTTGAATGCTTAAAGCCAATAAAGATAGGCCAGGATAATCTAATTGAATATCTAAAATTTCATCTAATCCCACCCAAAACAAGTCTGAAACATACTTAGTTTCAGTTTCTTCGACAGTCAAACGAGTAACTCGGACTTCATACTTATCACGATCCAAACTTACTATCTCATATTGTTTTCTGACTGGTGTTCTAACTGCCGCTGTAATTCTTTCAAAATGTTGAAGGTCACTTGCTGATGCTGATGCTGTTGCAATATCCGCCACGCCTTGAGTATTATCTTTTAAAATTTCAGAAGTTTCAAATTCACCAGTTATGTCTTTTAAAATCATAGTTCCAGCAGCATCTCCTCCTCCCCATGTTCCAGCAGTAACATCAGCACTAACAAATGTTCCTTTTGCCCCACTTGTTCCTCCTTCAATTTCATCATCTTCTACAGGCTCAGCTGTTCCACCAGAAGTAAAACCTATCGTTGCCTGCCTCAAAATCCAAGTATTTTCTATTTGTTTTCTATATTCAATACTAAAATCAACATTTCGATTTATTAATACACCAGAAGTATTGACTTCATAAAGACCATAAGGCATTTCAAAATGAGCAACTAATTTATCCGACTCTCCCTTTGCTTTAACTATTTTTCCATAATCATCAGAAGGAGCTGCCGTTGGAACATCATAATCGGAGGTATGCCCAGCTTTCTTTTCAAAATGGATTTCATCTATCCGACCAATAAACGAAGTATACGAGTAATAGGTTATATCCCCAATTCTCACCGCTGCGCCAGACCAATATTGGTCTGTATATCCATATCCTGGAAATATTGATTCTTGCTCTTTAGCTTTTAGTAAACCATCAATAAACAAATAATAATAATCGCCTACCCGAGATAATTCAATATATCTCCAAGAAGACAAACCGGAGATATCACCTTTAAAATCTCCTCCAAGACACGGAACATTTCTGTTCGCAAATCTAAATATGAGTTCATCATTTAGAATATAATAAGCATAATAAGAATAGCCAGTAGATTTTAAACAAGAATTAATATTATAATAAACCCCCCCTGTATTTGCATCCCGATATATCCATTGAGTTAGATTCCAATCCCCCCCCATTCCAAGATCACTTGAAGCAGGAATTTCAAGATAATCTGTAGTAGCATCAAATTTCATAGAACCAGCACCAAACTTCTTAACTGTATTATCAAAATCAACATTATTATTCGTAACTGTTCTTCCATAAACACTTGAATCTACAAAAGGGGCAGCATCTCCATGAAGCATATAAATAGTACGAATTGTCATCTTTGAAGAAATGGGTCGGTATTGATGAAGCTGTTCAAATCCACCAATCGAAATAGAATCCTGGTCTTGACCCCCTTTGGTTGCTTCAAAATCGCGTTCTTCAATATCACTAAACTTTAATTGTCTATCTACATATATTTCATCTTTACTCTGTACAGGAGTTTTACATATTCCTTCACTCATACAAAGTAACATTTTAAGAGTTTGTGCATATGTAGAATTATTAGTTTCAATCCAATGATTAATAACTTGTCCAGCAAGACGATATTTTCCATATAAAACAGGGTAAGGGAGACCAGGAATAAAACTTGTCTGTCCTCCTGTAAAACCATAAGTCGGAGAATCTGCTTTCCTATCTCCAATAAGCCCCCCCACCCCTTCTTGCAATTCAGCTGTTGGTGAAGGAAGTAGACTATTGACAAGAAGAGAGCCCGATGCAACTGTAACAGCCATAGTTGCCGCTGTAGCCATCTTAACTCCAAATGCTGACCATCCAGCAGCAGCAGCTTGTGCACCTACAATGTTGCCAATGGTTACAGCTGCTACCATCACCGCTATCATGGCCACAGTTCCTATAATATCTTTTCCGCCGCCCCCGTCCCCTCCTCCGCTTTGAAGTTTTGCAATTACCAGAATAGAATCTCCTGGTTGAAGAACCTTATTTAAGTTGGTGCAAACATAACCATTAATAACCACGTTAAAATAAGAAGCGTTTTGGATAGGAATTTGGCAATATTCTAAGAGATCTCCAACAGTAAAAGTTTTTTGAATTTCTAAAGAAAACCTCTCTCTGCCATCAGACTTGATGAAAGGATTTTTAACTTTAGTTATTGTCAATTCATTCATCCTTAATTTCCTTTATAAGTATGAAAGCTTAAAACTCTTTTCTTCCAAGCAGGAGAAGTTATTCGATCAATAACAACTCCTGTCTTAATTCTGGTATTAATAAACTTTTCACCATTAACCATTACTCCAAAATGTGATGCCCAACCAGGAAAAGGAAATGCCAAAATAATTAAACCCCCTGGAATAGGTTTTTTAATTTGATCCCAATCTTTCCATACCTCTTGCACTTTCTTATCAATCAGGGCCGTTTGTTCGGTTACAAACCCCACTCCATAATCAGGTATTTCTATTCCCTGCCTTCTAAAAACCTCTAACACAAGACCATAACAATCATAAGCATCTGGACCTCTTGCTTTGTCTTTAAAAGGCTTTCCAATCAAATCATTTATTTGGAAATTCTTCAATTTTTCTAACCCCATAATCAACCCTTCTTATTCTGCATAACTGGGCGCAACTCCAGCTTCATCAAATATTCCATCTGGTATAGATGGGGTCCCACCAAATCTTGATTCATTTCCTCTTGCAATGCAATCTTCTAATACTTTATTACAAGAAGAATAAATTGTACCTGTATATCCGCATTCTCTTCCTTTAAATTTCTTTTTACAAGAAGTTCGAGAAAATAAATCTCTTGGAAATAGTTGAGTAAAAAAACTATCGGGTTGAAGTTCAAATATTACCCAATCATTAGTACATCTAATTTTACCAACCTTAAAAATTTCCTCAATTACAGCATCAAGAGCTAATTCTTCACTATAAACAACCCTCAAAGTAACTGTGGTATCAGTTCCTCCATCAGCCTCATTTACATATTTTTCTATCTGTCTCAAAACATTACTAACACGAAGGGCAATAGATTGAATCATACCGTCAGAAGATTGTTTGGACTCTGCAAGCTCAAAAGGAAAAGCTGTCCAGGTTTCACTATCCCAAACAATATCTTCAGTATTCCGCACTAACTTCAAAGGCTCATCTAATGCAGGAGTCTCAATTTCCAGAAGAATAAGCCAGGCTCCTGGATCAGATAATAGATTCTTAGCTGTAGCAATTGCTGATGCTAAATCTAAACTCATGCTCTTGCTCCCATCATACCGTGAAAGATTGGCCCTCGCCTATTAAGATCAGTAAGTATTACATCAACTACTAATTGGTTTCCATCAAATCGAGGTTGACCTCTTTGCTCTGCTTCAACTTCCTGACTTGTTTGATTAATTACATTAACAGTAACATTTGCTCCAGTACCTTCCGCTTTCACTCCTAAATCTCCGCCTCTCGTTCTTGCTAATGGCAAGACCCCTTCTGGTCCTGCTTCTCCTATCAAACCCATACCTTGTTGCATTGGAAATACAGTTGGTTTATTAACAATAGTTCCTTTAGCAAATTTCTGAACTCCATTTTCAACAGCAAATCCTTTAGCACCAAAAAGCCACTTCATCCACCCCCCTTTTGGTCCAGCTAACATTGGGGCAATAATCATTTGTTGAATAGCCATTTGAGTTAGCATCTTACCAAAAGATTCAAGTATCTTTCCAAAAGTTAATTCAGCCCCCCAAAGCATATCAGTCAATGTGGAAGAGAATGAACTTGCCCAACCTGTAATAGCATTTTTCATTCCTTCATACATCTCATTAGATTCTTTTCCAATATTTTTAGTTGATTCTTTAACTCCAGCCTCAACTTCCTTCGCTAAATTATATTCTGCCCAATATCCGGCCTGGATTCCTGACCATGTTTGAGCCTCGTAGGCAGCTCTTGCGTCAATAATTTTTTGCCAACCTTCTTCTTTATATTGTTGCTCCAATAAAGCAAGCCGTCCAATTTCCTCTGTCTTACTTATTTCCCACCCCAAAACTTTGTCGATATATCCTTTATATCCTTTCAGAAGTTCTTCCATTCTTTTTTTAGAATCATCTACCATTTTAGGAGGAACACCAAACCCCCCCCAAGCTGTTTGCCAAGCTCTTCTCATCTCTTCTCGATCTTGAGGTTTTATAAGATCGAGTTGAGCTGTATCAATTTTTCCTCTTACAATCATAGCCCCGCCTATCCCCATGGAATCTCTTATTCCTGCTGCAACATTTTGAGCGCTGGCCTTGAGATATTGAAGATAAGCAATTACTTGTTCCCCAATTAATCTCCATCCCTCCAGAGCTTTGGAAGGGGTAGGGAGAATTTCCATTTCCAGAAATTCATTGACTGATTTGGTTACATTGTCAACAAGAGTCGCCAACAAAATCCATTTAGCGGGACCCCACGATCCAAATATTATTCGTCCTGCAATACCTGCTCCAGCAGCCCCCACAACTCCTTCTGGCAATCCTTGATAAATCGCATATAAATCTTGAATAGATTTTTTTATTGAATCAATCGATTTAATAAATTCATCGCTATGCTCTCGGACATATTTAGTTGTATCCTCAACAAATGTTCGAAGTTCATCTTTATAAACATCAAAAGATTTTATTGCTACACCTTCAATGGCAGAACCTAATTCAATAAAAGCAACCCTCAAAGAAGTCCTCATAATATCAGCAAGTTTCTTTGATTCCCCTTCTGACTTAAATAATTCACCGGTCAAAGTTTTAATTTGAGGGATCATATCTTTCAAAATAAGAACAGCTCTACCTCCCCTCATACCAAAAGCTTTTAACATTCTTTCATTTGACCATCCTTGATCGTTCATTGCTTGAAGAACATCAGTGAGTTTTGAACTATCAATATTTAATTCCTTCGCGACCTTAGTCGCTTTTTGCATGGCAAAAGCTAACTGTGTTCCCGCCATTGATCCTTGAATACCAGCATTTCCTAACTGACCAATCATGGCAGATAATTCTTCAATACCATAACCAAACGCTCGTCCAACAGGGGCGGCATATTTAAAAGATTCCGCCATCATCTCCATATTGGTATTTGTTCTTGTAATTGTTCCAACAAAAACATCATTTACTTTAGTTAATTCAGAAACAGGAAGTTGCATAGCAGTCAATGCATTGGAAGCAATATCAGCCGCTCTTGCTAATTCAATATTACCCGCAGTTGCCAAATCAAGGACTCCAGGTAATGCTTTAGTTGCTTCCATTGCTTTAAATCCAGCCATACCTAAAAATTGGAGAGCATTAGCAGATTGGGAAGCGGTCCATTCTGTTGTCTCCCCCATCTCTTTAGCAATATCGGTCATGACTTTAAATTCATCTGCTGTAGCTCTGGTAACTCCTTTAACAGTCAACATAGATTGTTCAAAAGTCATAGCGGTCTTTACAGCAGATTTTGCTATATAAGCCATTCCTGCCATACCGACCATCCCAACAAAAGCTCCCTGCAAACTAAAGACAGCTCGTTTAACCTTTCCCAAACGAGCAACAGCATCTCGCTGAAAAGCTTTCATTCCTGCACGAGCAGCCATAAGAGGAGCAGTATCAACTCCTATGCGAGCCATCATTGTTCCAATATTCATTTCTTTTTCCTCTCAGGTTTGTCTTTTCTCTTTTTCACTTTAGCCAAACCCTTCAAAGCCTCTCCCAACTCTTCCGGACTTTGTTTCTTCCCTTTCAATCCAGATTGTTCCAATACGAAAAAAGCGCTCCATTCAGTCAATTCATGTGCATCCATTCTGGACAACATCTCCCGAACTGTCATTCCCAGGCTTTGAGCTAACCGGAAGTAGAATCTTCGCTCAGGCCTGCCAAGAAGTTTTTTGTGATTTTCTCAATTTCGATACCCCAACCATTAAGCTCTTGAGCGACTTTAAAAAGACGGTCAATAACAGCCGCGCTTTTTTTACCCAAAGCAGGAGCATCCTTTTCAGAAAATATTCTTTTCCCTTCCTTATCAATTGCAGTGAGAGCAACCAATCTCGCCCGAAGATTTCTCAAGCCTCCAGCTTCAGACATGGTTTGTTCAAATATATCCCTTTCTTGTCCTGTAATAGTGCGGATAAAGACAACTCCGTTCCATTCAGGAACATTGACCTCTTCTATTTTGAGATCGTCCATATTTAAAATCTCGTCTCTGGTTAAGACCTTCATAATCTGTTCCTCCTTTCAAATTTACGAAGTTAATGTCACCTGACCAGTAATTTTTATGGTAACACTTGCCGTTACCTTATCATCCAGCGGAACAGCCATTCCAAGAGCAACCACATACGCTGCAAAATCAAGTTGCGTCGCGCCCGTGTCCGGCAGAACGACTCGATAATTTACCGAATCATCGCTTTCAAAGTCATCATCCATATCTTCATAACCGGCTCTGGTGAAATTCATTTCAAGAGTAATCTCTCCAGCATTACGAAAAGTAGTTATGAACTCGCGATAACCTCCAGCTGAATCTAAACTGGTAACATCGATGGTATCTCTGGTTTTATCTGGCCCAGCAATAGAATTAATTTCTGCAATTGGATCGAAACTTTCATTACTTGAGCCATCTCCTCGTGAAAATACCGTCCCTACACCACTAAAAGCATTAGTTGTCATGGTCCTTACCTCCTTTCTCTTAGATTTAAAGTTAAAAGATTAGTATTTAACCACCAGAATCCTGTTGAGACATAGGCGACAATCAATAAACATCTTCTAATCCATACCTTTTATAGATCTTTAAAAGAAAATTGATTGTCATAGCGATTTTCCTTATGACCTATGAACAAGAAAATTTAACGTAAGTACGGGCCTCCCCTTTTCATCATCGCCAATATCCAGGATATCTCCTTGCATCATAATCTGAATATATCTGGTGCCTCCAAAAGTTTCATTAGTCAATTCATGCAAGGCGTCTTTTATATCTTCAGCTTGATTCCATGCATCAAGATAACCCATCTTATCTCCCCGAACTCGAACCTGAACTGTTGGTTTATTGTAATCATGAGGCTCAGGATCAAATCCCCCCGTGTCATGAACAGAGATACAAGCGTCTGGTGTATCTGGCATTTGATGAAGGAAAAGATCAGTAGCAAAAGTTCCTATTCCAACACTGCTTTGTTCTAATATTTCTACAATATCTTCTGAAGGCGGATTCATCTTCTTATCCTCGCATGGTCTCTAATGATTTGTACTATATCTTTGACCGATTCTTTCAAAGCTTTTTCTAAAAACTTCCACGAACTACCAGGCTTCTTATAACTCCTCTGTATCTCATGAACGTATGGAGCATAAGAAGCTGTATAACCAATCTCAACTCCTGGCTTTGTTCTTGTCCCTGTTGGAGTTATGTAAGCACTATTAATAAGATTACCTGTATCAACAGGAGTCCGTATCATAGATCTTCGCTTTACAACCAGACCTGCTGCCATTAAACCCGCTTTCGTTCTGCCTCGAATACCCTTAATTTCTTTATTGAGATTTCTTAGGACTTTATCTGTTCCGGTTAATGTATTTAATCTTACAGCCATATCTTCCTCTGATAGTAATTTCCTTTTAGAGTTGGAATTTTACTAAATGCTCTTATCTCAAAAGATCCTTCTTGATCCTTTGGATTTGCTTCTGTTGAAGTTCCAAGATATAGATAACCATTAAGGACAACATCTTGTCCAATATAAACAACAGCCTTGCTTAATTCTTCCTTTCCTTCAGCCGTTATAAATAATTCTTGTCTCTTTTCCCATCTGACATCTACAGCGACAGGAGAAGCAAAAGTATATCCTCCGGAACCACTGGCAACAGGACTGCCCCAATAAGTTGCTGTCTGTTTTAAATTCTTAATTAAGTAATGAGTCATTTTGTTACTTTCCCATTAACTGATTCAACCCTTCTTGATTTGGCATTACAACTTTGTCTTTCTTTCTCTTGGCAGTTTTATGTACCATAGGACCAACCCTAAAAATATAAGCCATAGACTCATGTACCCTGCATCGGATAGTTTGACTACAGGATAGAACCCTCGGTTGAGTATCCAGTAGACATGACCTATTATGCTGGCCACTACAAAGCATATACAGGAGATCAGGAAGTTTATGTTGATAAAGTTGCTGTTGAATTTCATTTCTCCAACTCCTTCGGCTTTGGGATTAACCAGACAGTATTAGAATCATATCTCGGCCATTTGACTGTTAAAACTTTTGCCCATTTCTGTTTCATTCGTCATCCTTCCCTAAATTATATGTGAGTAAGGCCGTGCCTGAAAAAGCCAAGATCAATCCTACTATGTGCAGGAATATCCCTACCGGCAACTCATGAACAATACAGCCAACAATTATCATAAAAAGACTAAGGTATGCTCCCATTTTAAACTCCTCTAATTAGAAGGTGAACCCATAGCGTTTATTTCTGCATCACTTAGTATCCGGTCAAATATAGCAAGGCGTTTGGTGTGCATGGGGCCGTAAAGCTCATAAGCAATATGTATATAACTGCCTATAGTATAAGACCCACCGTAATCTATCGCTGTTCCCCAAGATATTCCAGAGCCTGAATCACAACCGATTCTCTTTTTGGCAACATTAGAAGTTAGATAACCCCACTGAACCACAATCTTATACCAATTTCCTTTAGTCCAATTAACATTAAATTTTTGAGCGTTGACTCCTGATGTTGCATCGCTTGAATAAAAATGTCCATGTTTTGTTCTTATTAAGCTATCGGTGCTATTTGTTACCGCAAAAATTCCGCTTGATACTGCACCTGAATCTCCATAATCAAACCCTGGCCTCCACCAAATAACAGCCGTGCCAGGACAGGGTTGATCATTACGGGCGTTGGTGACGGGTTTAATAGTTGCGTTATCTACAAAGAAAGTTCCATTATCTGAATCTAAACAATCAATATAGAAATCAAAATCAGTGCCTTGTGCGGTAAAATATACACTATAGGTAGTTTGGGCTGCCCCTACAGTAATAAAAAACTCTTGGAGGCCACTGACGGCATCAAGAATAAACATTCTAAAATCTGTTTTTGTAGTTGTTCCTTGCCAGACATCTAACTCAAGTTTATACAATGTACCAATCGTAGAAGCTGCTATATTTGATGAAAGTATTGCGCCACAATGACCACTGGTATCCATTGTGACTTGCATTTTTCCGCCACCATCAGCAAGGACACCGCCGGAATAGCCACTCCAATGAACATTCTCCCATACAGTAAAATCTCTATCATCTGAAGCAGTTAATAACTCGCTCCCCAAACTCTCCGCAAACGTATTGGTCGGCAGGGTGTACCTCGGATACCCTGAAGTAGTAGCACGGGTGACAGGAGAGCCCTGGGTGTCGATAAAGCTGGAAGGGACTTTGGTGTTAAGCTCGACCTGGATACCGTCTACGATTATGGTGCCGGTGGGGGCAGTACTGACAGCCCCTCCAAGAGTGGTTGCTAAACTTGGATATATTTTCACATGAAAATTAGTATCTCCGCTACTGTCATTGTCTACACTTATCCACCATCTCCACCAATCTCCACAATCATGAACACCATATCTATATGTACCAGCAGACGAAGCTACATCACTATTGCCTGTTTTAGTATTTATTCGTAGGTAGCAACTCTTTGCTCCTGTCCCCCCTGTAAAATAAGCACGGAGCTCTGGAAACCTTGCTTCATTATCGTCCTTCTTTATATGAACACTGTAAGTTACAGGATCATCATCATTAGGCAAGGCAATTACTTGGACTATTCCCTGCGCTGCTGTGTCACTTGTATCTGAGCAACTCACGCCGGAATTAGCGTCTCCGAACAGTCCAGTCTGATCTTGCGTTGCTGACATACCTCCTTCAACTGTCCAATAAGTCGCATTATCACAGTCTCTCGCTCCCAGGATGCTATTAGTCGAGGCAGGTTCACGCAAGCCAGCAAGCTCACAGTCGGCGCAATTATAGGCCGGAGTCGTGCCGCTCATGCCCACGCACTGAAACACTTCCTCATCAGTAACCCCTGAGTGCATAACCCCGTCAGTACCCCAATAGTTGACAGGGCTGTTGCGGGTGAAGGTCCCTTCGCCAAGCTCCCCCTCCCAGTCAATCACTGGCCTTGTAGAAGTCTGTTGAGGGACTGAGAACTTTGGTCGCATAGCCCTGCGAGCATCCCAACTGGAGGCATAGGTATAATAGAACAACCCAAGGAAAACTAATATTGGAATTAAATATCTTTTCATTATTTACCTCCTACCATGCCGCTGGAATAGTGCCTATTCGATATTGAAAAAAGACTCCAACCAACCATCCCTTCTCCTCCATATCATCAACTCCATTTACATTCCTGCTAAATTTAAAATGGATTAGGTCTCCAGAGGCAGGAGTACCCGCAACAGTCAATGCTGGTGTAGCCGCCGTGATATGCATATCCCCATTCTTACCAGCAGTTACAGTATCAGATACAACTTGGCTAACTCCGGAGGCTACATCAATAGGATCATCATCAGATATAGCTTCTGCTGTTACTGCCCATTCAACCGTATCCCCCGCAGTACAAGAGCTTGCTCCAGGGGTCCAATAAAACTTAAACTTAATTGTCGAAAGATCCCACTGAGCATCTAACACTCGACTATATTCAATATACTGTCTGGTCACCCCATCGAATGAATAATAATCAAGATTGACATCATTTGTCGCATACTCATGAGTACCAGCAGTTGCAAAATCCGTAGCTGTCGGGGTCATTACATTAGCAGGAACATAAATCGTCCTATATCCTGTAGTAAGATCCCCATGTTGAGCATTTGTTAAATGGTAATATTGATCAGCCTCTCCCCCTTGCAGATTTGCTAATCCATTGTGATCTACAACTCCAGAAGCTTCAAATCCCTCCTTCCAATAGTCAGAAACTTCTTTAAAAGCAGCAACGTCCTTCTCAACAATTATTCTACCTACCGCAGCTCCCATAAGAGATACTTTAGCCGGTAAACTTGAAGGGAGAGTTGTCACTTGAGCTTCTGCTAATTTATATTTATCTTGTCCATATACTACATGGACATCTTCATCCTCATGAATATAAACAAAATGGACTCCATATTTATCTGAAGAAGTTAAATTTGCAAGACCAGAAGCTGTATTGTTATACTGAGTAATACTCACTTCAGTGACCCCAGTTGTTTCTACCCAAGCAGAACCGTCATAATACCAAGTCGAAAATGGAGACATAGCAGAATCAAAAGAGTCTACATTAAATTCATTTAACCCCTTAAAAAATGTTCCGGCCGTAATTGTAATAGTTTGATTCCCCCCATCACCAAGAACAAGACCTGTCCCTCTCGCAAAACCGTCTACTTTTCCCAATCTATGATGAATTTTACGTGCCAAATTATAAGCATCAGTTCCCCCAGTAAGCATATGCAATTCACTTCCATCTTTATAAACTTTACCAAGTCGAAGTTCCGTTGTATGATTTATATCTGAATCTGTCGTGGTTGATGTCACACCAGAAGTAGTTACGTAGATATAATTCATAGAAGCATCAACCAAAGGCACAAGAGTTTCTGACCAAGAAAAGAAAAGAGTATCTCCTATTTCACTATCAGTATCTTTAATAAATCCTTGACCAGCCGAAACTGTAACCCCACTGGCTCCAGCATCCGTAAGTTCTCCTCCAGAAAGGATCCCTGCAGATTGCGTTGTATTCAACCAATCTTGAACATCGTCGTAAGCAGGAGAACCAACAGTATTTAATTTTACTTCTCCTCCCTCTATAGTTCCATCAAGATCAGGATCAAATATAATAAAATAATCATATAAAGCATTTGCGGATGGGGTCTTGTTTGTAATATTATCCCAATATTCAGGAGCAGTATTAATTACATTTCCAACTCCCAAAAGACCCAAATCTTCACCAAACTGTCCAGCATGGATTTGTAAGGGAAGGAGCCCTAACAAAAAACCCAAAACTAAAATCAAAAAAGTCTTTTTCACCTTCTCCACCTCCTTTCCTTACTTTTTCATTCGACCTAATCGAACAATAACAGAACCAGAAGTATAATCCCCATTCTTAACCCCAATTCGGTATCTTACTCCTACTTCTGGATCAACTAAAGCTCTCCGAATATTCGAGGTCCAAGTATAATCAACGTCACTATATGTTACACCCGCATCGGTTGAACATTGGAGAGTAACGGTTGCTACCCAAGTACCAGAAATAGTAATGCTTAAAAATCCTCCTCTTGCTTTAAGAGCAGGAGCAATACCATCAGTCCAGGTTCCTGCCGCAGGTGGAGCACTACTAATTGTGGCAGTCACATAATCAGCCGCCTGTGCTATTGAAAGAAAAGCAAATAGCACAAAAGCAGCAAGTTCTATCCTTAACAATTTTTTCATTTTCATCCCCCCTTTTTTTAGTCTAAATCTAAATCAAGAGCAATAAATTCCGCTGCTCTTTTACCAAGAGCCGCCAATATCCCCGAAGTGTCCAGGAGCTTAACCTGTTGTCCGTAAGAAGTGAAATCAAGGCCCATATCTGTTTTACCCTGATATTTAATTAAACTCTCTCCTGTCTTTTCTGATTGTGGCATCTGATCTCTGATAGCGACGAAGTGGGCCGAGAGCCATCGTTCTATTTCTTTCATCAAGGCGGAACTCAAACCTGCCGAACCTAACTTATCAGTAACAATTAAATTAGCAGCTGTTATAAAAGCAGAGATATCAGAGATATCAGTATCAATGATTTCCTTAACCTCGGTTGAATTAACGCGGTCGGGCATTAGCTAATCCTCCTATTATATAGCACTGCTTTTACTACCATCTCGTTTGCCCCTATTCCAAAGGTTGGGATCTACAAAGGCTTTTGCTTTTTCAAGATCCCATTCTAAATCAAGACTGTTAATCACATTTTGCATTTCAGAAAAATCTCCATTCATCATACGTTGTGGCCATACTTCCCTTATATCTAATTTCTGTTCATACATTTCTTCAAATCTTCTTTCATGTACAGAAACCCAATTAAGCCAACCAGAACGCGTTTGAAAAGCTCTCATAAAAGAAGTTCTTAAACAAGATCTGACAATATCTTCAACATCCCTTCTAACAATTATCCACTTAGCTTCAGGAAAAAGAAGATGCCACAAAGGCCACATCAAACACATTTTTGCCCCCTTGTAAAAAAACCTTTGCCCATTATATCCTTGACTTTTCAAGATTTCTTCAAGGTCATGCATCCATATAGCGGCTAAATGAGTATTGACAGATACAAAACGATCGCCATTACCAAAGCCTATAAGAATTGCATCATTGCCTTGGAGTTGTCTTCGTATTCTTGGAAGAGGCTTTTGCCCCATTGGATCACAGCCTGCATCTTTCAAAAAAGGCTTAACAAGATCGTTTCTGATTTGTGTATTTTCAAACATTCCTCTTCTGTTAAATCTTGTCGGACCAGCTAAATCTCCTCCCCATGCCCCACTCATATTCACAATACCAGCAACCAGGGAAGTTCCGGATCGTGCCGCGCCAGTAATCAATATCGGATTAAAAATTTTCATATTATCTCCAATGTCTTTTTACCCACTTCCTTCTGACTCTGTCCAATGACGGATTTCCATGAAAGCAAACAATTCTTGCTCCTCCAGGTAACTTTTGCCGACAATCTCTTTTGTAAGAGAAAATACCCTGGATTAATTTTTGAAGAGGTTGATAAGTTTTATTCTCTTGAGATAGTGCTCTTGAAATATATTCTTGATCTCCACTAAAAGATTGTTCTTCTATCTCCTGAAATATAAACTTATCATAAATAAAAGAATAATCTCCATTTCTCCAGCCCATTATACCAGATGCAAGGTGGCGATTTATTCTACTCGTAATATTCCAAGGTTGTAAGGCAACAAAATTAAGAGGGATTAAAAATAAATCATCAATATTTCTGAGAATGATAGTATCAAGATCAAAGTAAATTATATTTTTCGTATCAACTAACCCTTCCCTAAAAAGTTCTATTTTAGACCACCAACCTGGCAAATCATCTTTCAACTTTATTGTTCTACAGCCATCAACATTATCAAAATCAGTAAGACAAACAAAATCAAAAGAAGTAGTTACATTTCGCTCAAGCGTATTCTTTAATTTCAATACCCACTCTTTTGTAAAAATACCTCCGGATTTTAAAACACACATAACAGTAACATCTTCAGGAACACCACTCCGTCTGGATTTAGCGGCTTTCATCTTGCTCAAAAGTTGCTTCAAAGCAACAGGAGATTGTTCAGAACATTCTAAAAATATTTTTCGATATTCTTTAGCAATTACTTTTATATCATGATGTTCTTCAGCAAACTTACGTCCTCCCAAAGAAATCTTCTTAAAAAGAACCTTATCATTTTTTAGTTCTTCTAATTGGGATATAAGAAACTTTTTAAACTTTCTGCAAAACAAAACGTTCTCCCTATGCACCATCTTCTCTCCATGGTATCCTGCTTCCTTTGTTATTATAACAGGTATCCCACAAGCGAGAGCTTCCATAACAGCATTACTACATCCTTCTCCATCTGTTAATAAAACAAGAACATCGATCTTATCATAAAACTTTTCCTGCATTTGTTTATAAGGAATCTGATTATCCTTATAGAGAGCTGTATACAAAGGATAACCTAAAACGGAACAAGCCTTTTGTATAATTCCATATCCTTTATATTTGCTTTTTTGTAAGGTCTGAACATTACCCACAAACCCCACCTTTAAAACAGATTCCTCAACTTTTCTTTCTTTAAATTTCCATTCCTCCAGATTTAGCCCATTAGGAATTAGATGAACTTTTTTATGAACCTGTCTTGCTATTCCTGCCAGCTTTTCATTAGTGGCAATAACAGCAAAGCACTTAGACATCTGCCTTAAATACTTTTCAACTCGAATTGGAGATTGATCTTCAAAAGAAAGGTTGCCTCCTAAACGACATATGACTTTTCTATAATCTTTTAGGTCTTGAAGCTGCGCAACATTCTGACTTAGAAAGTAGGAATCTCCATCAGCTTTTATTTCTTCAGTTTTCATATTTCTCTTTCTCCATAATTTGTAATCCACCGATACAATTTTAAAATCCGATCTTAATTCTTTCAAAAGAGCTTGACAAATATTTCCCCAGCTCCACTTCTCATGTTCAAATTCTAAACTGATTATTGTTTTCAATGGTTCTTTACCTTTGCTGGAACCCCATATGCAACCGAGTTATCAGGAATATCGTGCATTACCACAGAGCCCATTCCTATTGTACAATTCTTTCCTATTTTAATTCCGTTTAGAATAGAAACAGAAGGAGCAATCCAACTATAGTCTCCAATGGAACATGAACCTCCAAGCATAACATTAGCAACAATAAAACAATGCTTCCCGATTTTTACATTATGGGCAATATGAACAAGATTATCTATTTTGGTTCCTTCTCCAATAACTGTGTCCCCTAAAGCCCCACGATCTATACAAACATGAGAATGAATTTCAACATTATCTTCAATAATCACTCTTCCTATCTGTGGAAAATTAATCAATCTTCCTTTGTTGTCTCTGCGATTTGCAACGCTGATAGTACCCACAATAGTATAAGGCCCAACCATTACTCTCTTTCCTATAACAACACAGTCCATAATAACAGCAGTTGGATGAATACCATCGTTCCTCCCAGGATAATAATGTTTAACAACATTCATAAAAGCTACCCGTGGATTTTCCACAAAGATAAAAGTTTTTTCTTTATAAAACACGCTTCCCATCATATAATCTGGTAAAATTATTACTCCTGCTTCCGATTCTCTAATCCTTTTCCAGATTATCTCTTTATCTTGATCACTTGGTTTTACTCCATACCCATTATCTAATATATCCAAAGGAGCGCGAGCAAAATTTCCCATCCTTGGGTCGTCACAAAACGAAAGCGAATTGTTTGTGGCTTCATCCAGCGGAGAAAATTTCTCGATTGATATCCCTGCCCCCGGATTAGTCACAGAATAAGGACCCTTTATTAATTGGCAAATATCGCCAAGTTCTATTCTATCCATCGTTTTATGATATACCCCTCTGCATATGATTCTCCCATCATTTGCCCCCTTGTAACCGCTATTGCTTCTATATAATCTGGAGAACGATGTCTCCTTACCTGGGAACCATATAAATAGTAAGCTTTAAGTTTTCGATTTATATCAATCTTAACAAGATGGTTTATTTCATAAGGAGCACAACCCCAATTACAATCAGTCGATTCGCACATAAGAACTTTCTTTACAAAATGATTTTTATCATGGGGTCTAAGAGCTATCATACAAGCCTTATAAATAGCTTGATGATCCTGGTTGTAAGAAGGATAAGGAATAAAAATCTTGTCCGGTCTTCCCTCATTGATTATATCTTGAAGAAGATCTATATAATTCTGCCCTCTATAATAATTCACTTTATCAATAGTCAGCATCTGCCAAGTAAAACCTAAATAATCAGCAACAGATTTTAGCTCCTCATATCTTTCTACGGCAGGCAGAATATGATATTCTTGCATTCCGCAAAAGACAACATGAAAGTCTTTATTCAAAATACCTCCACAACCTAAAACTTCATCATCAACATGCGGAGCTATCACCAAATTCTTCATTACAAGCCTCTCTCACTCAGGTAAAAGATTATACTTCTTTAACAAGTCTTTCGTTTCCTGAAAGTCAATAAGAACATTAGCAGAATTATACTCTCCCGTTAGAATGTTTTTCTCCTCATTATCAGTATTGGAAAGTTCTGGCAACATTGGAGCAATTACATAATAATCTCCTCTTTTCAAAACCCGTATATACTCATCTTCAGAAATTATAATCTCATGAACTTTTTCTCCGGGCCGTATCCCAGTTATTTTAATCTCACATTCCTTCGAGCCAATCATTGCCCTGGCAACATCAATCATTTTAAATGAAATAAGTATAGGAATATAAACCTCTCCAGATAAGCCCTCTCTTATAGCTGCATATACAATATCAACCGCTTGATCCATAGTAAACATGAAACGAGTCATTTCTAAAGATGTAACAGTAACAGGCCCCCCTTCTTTGATTTGTTGTTGAAAAATAGGAATTACAGAACCAACAGAAAGTTTGGATATAATATTCCCATACCTAACACAGATAAAACGAGTACCAGGATTTGCGATGTTTGCCACAATAGCCATGCGCTCTTGAATTGCTTTTGTCATACCCATAACATTCACGGGCTTACATGCTTTATCTGTACTAATAATAATAACCGTCTCAACGGGATAGTCATTTTCATTAATAGCTCGAATTATATTTTGAACTCCCATACAATTAGTTAATACCGCCTGCTCTGGAAAATATTCACAGACAGGAACTTGTTTCAATGCTGCTGTATTAATAATGATGTCGACATTTTTTATGACAGAACAAACACTGGCATAATTACGAATGTCTCCAATTACAAATTCAAGCCGGTCAGAGGCAGGCGCTATATCATGATAGTATTCTGTTCTCATATAATGTTGTTTTGCCTCGTCTCTCGAAAAGACGACAACCTTTTTAGGCATTCCTTCTTCTCCAGACAATACACGTTTCACGAGTACCTTGCCAAGGGAACCTGTCCCGCCTGTAACTAAAACTATTTTGTCTTTGAATATTTCCATGGTTATTCTCTCCTACAAAAAATTCTTGTGTTCAAAAAACGAAAACTCTTCCGTTCCCATCACCCTTCTATACGCATGAAGGTAATTTGTATAACGGCACATTGGACATTTTGTTATATCCGGTTGAAGATTTTTTCTTTTCTTCCACAAATCCAAAAACGGAGCATCTTGTAAAAAGCCCAACTGAAAATAAGGATTCCCTCGATGTTGACAACAAAAATAAACGCTCCCATCAGCATTAACTATTCCAACATATCCTGCAATTTGACAAGAAGAATGATCTCTTGCTTTCTGCCTCCTCATTAAAATTACATTCTCTTGTCCTAAAACATCTTCGTAACCATTGAAAATATCTCCATCTATCCAAGCTGGTTTAATCTGTAAATAATTAACTCCAAAATCCTTTGCTAATTGAGGCATCTTTTCAACCTCTTTTTTATTCTGTTCACAAACTACAAACGATAAACCAATAACTGTCTTATCAGAACCCTTCGTCCTAATAACAGCCCTGTCAACATTAGCTAAAACTTCATAAAACATTGGTTTTCCTTTTATCTTTTTATAAGTTTCTGCTGTTGCGGCATCCAAAGATATCCTTATAAAATAAAAAGAGTCTAAACAATTAACTCGATCTAACAAGACGCCATTAGTAATTAAACCAATTTGAAATCCCATATCACAGGCAAGCTTTACCATATCATTAAAACGAGGATTCAAAAGAGGTTCTCCGCCTCCTGTAAACGTAATAGATTTCGTTCCTCCCTGTTTAAGTTCCTGTATTAAATTGCAATAGATATCCCAATCTAAATCTACCTGACAATCTTTCAGCCTATCTTTAAACAAACAAAAAGAACAGGACAACATGCACCTATTTGAAGGATCGATTTCACAGGTTATGGGAAACACAAACTTCCCGTCCAAAAGATCTTCAAAATCTTTTAGGTGATATAAAACTTTCTTATCTGTACTATTTAGTTCCACTACAATCCTCTCTCCTTCAAAATATTTCTCATATCAAAGTTGGTTCGATATTCCTTAGTCATTTCCCGAGCTCTCTTCTTTCTTTCTTTTGGATGAGACAAATAAAAATCAACCAATCCATCATAAGATTCAATACTGTTAAATTGGGGCACAACAATCGGACAATAAACTTCTTCACTAATAAAGAACTGTTCATTTGCAAGAAAGTAAGCCGTCCGAGTCCATTCTGTAATCGTTACTCCATCACTGAAATGAAGGTTCAAATTTATTCTTGCTCGCGAGATATTTTCACCCCGGAGTTTATCCTCATGAGAATTCAGAATAGCCCATTTATTTCTAACCTTATTTCTCCAATCTTCTCTCCTTCCTCTATGCCAACCCATAAACCCAACATCGACATCTTCTGGCAAAAAGGATTCAAAAAGTAAACAAGGATGATATCCAAGAGGAGTATATTTTTCTCTTTCGTTTTCAATATCAAACCCCCAAATCTCATCAGGGCCAAAACAATAAAAGGATTCTACCTGAGCGGCCTTATTTTTATATCCTTCTGTTTGTAACAAAATGTATTTCTTATCCGAATACTTCTTATCTATTTCAAAGAAATTTCTTATCCCAATCACAATCTCTGCTTTAGAATGTTCAACCAGTTTATGTCCTAAATCCATTAAAGACTTTTCCATAATATTATTTGTAATACGAGCCGAAGCACTTTTAAATTTAAGTAAACAAATTTTCATTAGTAAGCCTTTCTAAAAACACTTCGAAGATTTCTTTTAGTTCCTATGTTATTCATATTAACAACTTCATTCTTCAACAACGACCATCGGGCATCAAATAAATTAAATAAGACTTCTTTCCTTGGAAAGCTACTAAAATGGGCTGATTTATTAGGATTAGCATCTGACTCTAATGGAATTTCAATATAGAGAATACCTTCCTTCATCAAAGCGTTATAGATATTATGAACCACAATTTGTGGATTAGAACAATGCTCCAAAACATGAATCGCAGTAATAGTTCCAAACAGATTTTGAAATGGCATTTTTTGCACATCCATTTTTGTGCATCTTAACCCCTTAGCCTTTACCTGATCAACTCCCTCTTGACAGATCTCTATGGCCTGGACATCTTTATATCCTGCTTTTATCAAGAACTCTAAAAACCATCCTTCTCGTGTACCAATATCTAAAAGAGGAAGATCTTTATTCACACAATCTGTAAAGTACATAAAGGCATTCAACAACCGAACAAAATTGCCTTCGTTCATAACAATACCGTCTTCTACTCTTCGTTGTAATCCTTCTTTTGTATGAATGATATTGACTTTTATATCATTCAATCCCTGAAATTTCTTCTCCCTTTCTACTCTTTCTATTTTTTTCAATTTCGATTTTATAGAACTTTCCAATACCTTCAGCCTTTTCCACTTTTCACTCCCCTCTAATTTTTTGACTTCTTCTTTCAACCGTTTCTGGACAGTTTTTAATTCTTCTAATTTTGATTCTTTTTCACTCATCATTTATTCCCCGTAAATATCCACGTTTTATTTTGTATGCATCCTGATAACTCCACTTCTCCGGATGGGGTTCTTTCTTAAACAAACTATATTCAAAAGCAATCGCTCCCATATCGAGAGCTTGTTCTCCTTCAAGACATATATCATAAGCAAGACAAGTAGCTACCGGCCCCGCCGAAAGAATAAATATTTTATTTTCTCCAAAGAATTGATAACAGGCATACAAGATTTGTTCATAATTCGAAAAACAATTCCTCGGAGAGATTTCCACAAACTCACAAATACTATCTCTAAATAAAAAATGATTAGGAAGATCGGGTTTGGAATTAACAAGAACGACCTCTCTATCTTTCCAAATATTTTTTATCTTATCAAAATATTCTTCAGAGTCTAAATTGACTAAACTTGGACGCGAGAAAAAAGCTGAAACAAAAACACTTTCTTCTTTCGCAGCCTTGTCTAAAATAAATTTGTCGAATTTTTTATGAAAACCTTCAACATAGGACCTTGTGCAAAGAGGATCGGGTATTCCTATAAGTAATTTTTCTAAAGGTTTTTCAAATACCTTCAAAAGTCCTTGTTCTAATCCTACATCATATACCTGCATATTTGTTATAGATGAGCCCCGCATTATTTTAAATTCTCCATCACCATAACGAGCCATGGAATAACCTTGTTTAAATTTCTCAAGTATAAATTCTTCTTCCCTATAAACTTCCATACTTTATATTCTCCATCATCGTCAAATACTTTTGAGCGACATATTCAATTGATAGTTGTTCTGGTAATTCTACTCGAATTTTATTCTGTATAATACTAACCATTGCTTCTACAAAACTTTCTTCTGTCTTCTTTGACATTTCATTATAAGAATCTCGATAGATGTAATCTGGTTTAAAATCTTGTTCCCCTTCATAGACAATCTTACACCCTTCTACAAGCTCGCACATCTCCGTTGCCCCTCCACAAAGATTAGTGGTGACAACAGGTATTCCAGCAGCTATTGATTCAGGAACATTACTTGGGCAAGAATCTTTTTTACATAAATGCAAGGCTATATCTCCAGTTCGATATATTTCTTTAATTTTTTCTAATGATTGAGATCCATAATAAATGACATTCTCAGAGGAGATTTTCTTTCCTCCTCTGGCCATTTCCCCTATTATATGAAGCTTTGCTTCAGGATAAACTCTTCGAAATGCTTCAAATATTTTAATCATCTCAGGCAATCTTTTTATCCTACGCCACTTAGAACAGGAAACAACATTAATTCCCTCATGATCGGCTGGATTATACCAATTTGATTTATCAACCCCATTATGTATTATTTGATGATAATTTGTTTTCCTTTCAAGAAGATACCTTTCACACATTGATCGAGAGCAATCGCTTTGATACACAATGGCTTCTACAAAAGAATGTGACTGACTAATGCCCTCATTTTTTATTCTATAGTCCAAATCTTTGTCGTAATAAATTCCATCCAATCGTAATAGTGTTGGCAAATTAGATTTGGTAGATTTTCTTGCTGTAGAAAATTGGACATTAGCCTCCGTTGGATGAGCGACTAAAACAGCCCCTTGGGATCTCCAGTAAGAAAACATTCTTCTTATCGCATTTCTTCTTGACCCATCAATAAATATACATAAATTAGTTTCTTTCTGTTTAGCCCTTCTCTTCAAAGTACTATTAAATATTTGATGTCGAGCATTTATAATTTTTTGCTTTTCTTTCTTACTTGCTCGATGATAAGCGGCATTCATAGAACCTGTATGCTTTCGATATAATAATAGAGGCTTGTCTATGTAAATGAGTTTTCCTACTTCCTCTAATTTTAAAACCAAATCTTTATCTACTGTCTTTTTAAGAGCAGAGTTTATGCCTTCTGTCAAATCATAAAATTTTCGTTTTAATACTTTTAGATGACTGATTGGCAAATTTGTTCTAAGGACTTCTTCTGTTTTTGGAGAACGATCTAACCAATCTTCTCCCTCCTCGATTTGTCTTGACTTTGTTTGAAGGGGTTTTCCTTTTTTATCTATCTTCATTTTCAAATCATCGTGGCAAACTATAAAATTACTATATGTCATTGAAGCTTCTGGATGGTTTTGATGAGTGTTAATACACGTCTGAAAAACTGTATTAGTATATAAAGCATCATCTGAATCAAGGATAACGACCAAGTCATTTGTAGCAGCCATAATTGACTCTCCTAAACTTGCTCCATAACCTTTATTCTGATCATGCTTAATTACATTAACCTTTTTTTCTATTCCATATTTAACAATACATTCTTCAATAACCTGAAGAGATCCATCAGTAGAATTGTCTTCTACTATAATTAATTCCCAATTCTTATGAGTTTGCTTAACAACACTCTTGATTGCCGCCTTGATATATCGCTCATGATTATAGTTAGTCATTGCTATACTTATTGGAATATCTTCGATCTCTTTTTCTTTTATTCTTGGAATCTTTTTTCTTGGATTTCTTTTCCTTTGAACAGATTTTTCTTCTGGATAATTAAATTGATCAATAGATAAAGCGATGGTAATTTCTCCCATCTCATTGATCAAATGTTCATCCTTTTCCATTTCTTGCATGAGAACTTCGGCAACTAAATTATTTTTTTCAATAAACCAACCTATTTTCATAGCGAAATCCTTATGAAATACTGTCTACAATCAATCTTCTCCGCATAATCTATATCAGTATATAGGTTTTTAAAAAGAAACTGTTATTTTGGATGTTTTTTTCTTACAAATCCAAGCATTTTCAATGTTATTTTACCATTTGGTCTAACTGCAATAGCTTTAAATTGAGCCACTTGCCCATTCATTTCTCACGGATACTCTGTTCCCTTGTTTCAATCGAAAGTTTTTAAGCTGTTCTTCCTTACCTTCTGGAATCATTGTAGCAATTTGTTTTGGTTCATGCTTATGTTGAGACATTGCTTGCATGGATAGCCTCCTCTAATGTCGTAATTGGAAAAACATCAATTAAGCTCCCGGGAGTCGCGTTAATGATCTCAAGCCCTAACTCCTCGGCGTCTTTAGCAATCGATGGAAAACATTTTAAGAAATTATCATAAGGATCTTTCTTGGGATATGGATGGTCGCTGTGCCAGTTGGCTTCATCGTCTACCCGTTGCATATCATACCCGATCAATACAACTCTCTTAGCCCCAAAATGATATGCAAGATTTATTGCACTTGACCCACTACATTTATTCCAGGAAACTACTCCGGGATTCTTTTCTATTCCCATTGGTTTCCCTCTAAGCAAACGTTTAAGCCAACCAACATATTTTAGACGATTGACACAGTGGACTTTCAAACCAGCAAAATTAAGAAGTTTCTCTTTATGCCAATCGAACCATCTTGAATCGGTAAACCAACACACATCTACCCAAGATCCTAATTGATAGGCATTATTAATACCTATCACCCTCTCATTTTTTATCAGACTTAGATTTACCTTTTTTAGAGACGGACCTCCGCCTACGAGGAACACGGTTCTTCCCGGCCAAATCTTTGGGACTTTCCACTTTGGTGGATTCATCCTTCTTTGTTTCCTTATCATTTTTTGGTTCCGGGCCATCTTCTACAGTCTCCTCGTCTTCCTTTTGTTCTTGATTTTCTTTATCTCCCTGCATATTCTCTTCGTCAAGATTAGGAGTCTCTTCCTTCTCTTCTTTATTACGAAGGTTAAAAAGCAATTTGCCAAGCACAGAATCTTTCCCCGGTTCAATTCCTTCCTCTGCTTTAGCAACATCAGAGATAAGAGATTCCGCCTCTTTCTTTGTCAGAAGTTCATCATTGATAAACTCTTTTGTTGCCTCATTAAAAACATTGTACTTCCCTCCCCCTTGATGCTGAAGAGTTAATCCAACTGAAGGAATCTGGTCTTCAGGATCTGGGGGCGGCGGGCCTACAAGCTCGAACTTATCTTTAAATGCAACAACCTCTTGAGAAGTCAATTCAACTTCGTCTCCAGGAACGAGCTTCTTCATCACGCCCTCAACCTTTTTACGATGAGGGCCGCATCCTCTTTTTAATCTATATAAAGCCATAAGATAAAACCTCCCTTATGGTTAAAGGGTTTTCGTTGTTTAGGTATAGTGTACAATACCGGACCTGTTATTCTGGTCATTACGGATCTGAGGAACCATGATCATCATAACCTTAAAATTGGCTTGCATCCCACCTTCAGAATCCCATTGTACTGTGGTAATAGCCAGACCATTAACAAGCCTGACAACATCAGTAGTCATTTGCACCAGAACCACATTATCGGAACTCAAGAAGTCTGCAACTTTGATATCGGACAACCCTGCAATTTCAAGTAGCCTTGTCCGAATGGACTTATCGGAATTGGCTTTGAAATCATCATCAATTGCCGACTCAAAATTTGTGGGAATATAAAGTATCCAGGGTCCGAAATGATATGCATCTATGGAAGCCTGCTTCATGGCAAGAACATCAGCCAGAATGGTTGCTCCGGAGGCGGCACTGTCATCCCAATTAGCAGTCAAGCTGCCGGTATTCCTTTGAGGAGCATCCTGATAACCATAAATGGTCCCTCCACCAAACTTGTAGGAACTTGAGCCTTGGAATAAAATTGTTTCAGCTTTCTCAATTACCTTTCTTGCCGCCAACTCTGACGTGGTGGTATCCAAAGGCATACTACCATCTCTGCTCTGTTGAATTTCCCTAACTGAGTAAGAAAAATCATAATGAATAATTGGCAGAGGGATATAGTTAATATCAAATTCCGGCCGATCTCTTTGACCTCTGGTAATACCATCCATACTCATGGATGCATCTTCAAGATCAGACGAATCCTGCCATGCCAAAACCGTCTTTGCCAGACCATTTGGAATGTCATATGTCAGTCCACGACTCTGAAGATCGCCAATACCAAGCAGTCTTTGCGTTGCCGCTTTTAAAACCGCCTTATCAATAACCTTCCATTCGTCATAGAGCAAGACATCATTTGTTCTTAAAGCGTTGATGTTGAAATTGGACTGTAGCAATTTCATTGCCACATCACCAACAGCCTTTCCTTTATAAATAAGATCCATACTAAGTTACCTCCTTCATTTAAATTTTATTGTGTTAAAAAGTGAACTTGTTTACATGACCTCGATTTTAATCCTGGCAGCAGCAGATATTGCCGAGGCTGAAAGATCCAAAGCTTCAAGGGCTTTACCGATGATACTATTTGGATATTCAACAGCTCCAGCAGAACTGGATGCATATACTTGGAGAGTTCCATCTCCCGCTGACTCCAGATAGCTTTCAATAACCGCTGTTTCTCCATCTGCCAGCCAGGCATAAATCTCGTCTCCTTGCCGTGCAGCAACAAACTGACCGCGATCGCCATCAGAATAATCATCTCCAATTTCGTCTCCTTGAAGAGCGTTCTCAATCGCAAACAATTTAGAAGCTGTTTTTCCCGCATCCGAATGAACCACCGCCTCTCCGTCGGTATTCAGTTTGCAAAGATGGCCTGGAGTAATTGTCCCTCCGCATTCATATTCCTTCCGCAGAGGATCTCCTTTTAACAAAATCGTTTTACTTGCCATAATTAAGTTACCTCCTTCATTTAAATTTTATTGTGTTAAAAAGTTACCAACCAAACATTATTAAACATTTGCCGAATTACCCAATTGCAAGGTAGGCATATCCGGAACACCGGTGCCATCCTCATGTCTCTCATTGTCCTTTACTTCATTCTCCACAGGAGCCCCACCCTTACCTGAATAATCAGCCGGAACATCAGCTAACTTTGCCAAACTCTCCAATTCATCCATTGTCTTGCTATTGAGCTGTTCCTCTGTGAAGGTATTTCTCTTAATGGCGAGCAGGCTTTTAACCAAATTGGCTTTCAATTCCTGGTCCCGTTTATAGGAACGCTGCAAGGTTTCTCGAATGCCTTCAGGAGCATTCTCAATGAACTCCTCGGCAGTCTGTGGATCAGGAGTAGACGCTTCAGTTGGCGTTTCTTTAGGTTCGGATTCAAGCTCTTTGGGGGCTTTTACCTTCCCACTTGCTATCGCCTCATCATAGCCTTTCTGGATGGCCTCCTGAATCTTGAGTTCCTGATCCTTCTTGGCTTTGGCCACAGCATCCTCATCAACCACCGGCTCCAGTTTCTTTAGTTGATCTTCCTCAAGGGTTTCTAACCACTTGCGATCATCTTCCGAAAACGAAACCGCTTTGTTTGCTATTAAAGCATCAACCAACTCTTTACAGCACTTATCCTCCATGATCTTTACCTCCTTTTCTGTTTGAAGTTTAACGTATTTGATTTCCTTCTTCACTTGTACAGGCTCATCAACGAACTTAATCTCGTCATCCGCATTGATTCTATAATCCTGCCTGAACAATTTAGAAGCTTCCCCTTCCATGTGTTCTTCGTAAATAAAATAATTATCGAAAACACTATTCACATAACGATAAGGACCTTTTGATCCCACCTCCATATTACTACTGCCGATCATATCTGATAACCGGCCATAGATTTCGTTATGTGAAACCTCTGAAGTTTTATAACCAAGTTTATTAGCAAGTCTGACAAACATCAGTTTAAACTTACTTGGTGCTTCACCAGACTTCTTGCCTTCAGCCTCTAACTTCTCGAATAATTCTTTATCATCCACTTCTTCACCTCCTTCCTTAGTATTTACGCGAACGCCACAACCATCTTCCCAATTACAAGCTCCTTCTCCTCCAGGAAGGAGAGCTAAATGATCTGGGCGATGGCCCCTCATAATCGCCTCATACTTTTCACCCTTCCATTCACCACTTGTGTTTTCATCTTCAGTCCATAAACCAGTTGACACTTCAAGTTGTCCGTCTCCATTAATAATATCTAATACAGCTGGATTGACTTCCTTCGTCTTTTTAACATCAAGCCAGATTTCGCCCTTTAACTTTCCTTCTTCCATATAGACATTGAAAAATCTACCAACGGCATTCTCCTCTATAATTTCAGGTGTATTGGCAGAAACAGAATGACCATCAACATCTTTTGGATGACCAACAAGAAGAGGGATTCCATTCCATGCTTCTGCAAACTTTCCTATCTCTTCTTCTGGATAATACAGACCATTATGAACTCCTTCAACAATAGCAATAACAGGAGCTACCAAATGTTCCCGATCCTCAAAGGTCTCTTTTCGTAAAGGCATATTGATAGCAAACGATTCAAGGATTTGTAATTTAGTATTTGCCATTATAGCTTTATGCATAGCATCCGCCTCCTTCTTCGTTGGAAAACATTTAATGATAGTTCCTTTTGGTTTATCAGTCTTGCTCCCGGGTTTCTTCGGGTGCCCATGAACCACTCACCATTGACTTCCAATTTTCTTAACTGTATTTTCTGTAAGCATTTTATTCCCCCAATAAAAAAGCCCAAACTCCTAAGAAATAATATCTCAGGAAACTGGGCTTTGTAAGCCTCTGGGTCTTAAGGCGGTTGAACCACTCTCTAATTTTCTGTATATTAATAAAGTTTTTTCAATAAATCAAGTGTTTTCTTTTCCTCCTCGAATTATCTGAACACAACCACACTTGGAACATTTGATTTCAATTTTAACTACTTTTCCTCGAAAGAGTTTTCTTTTACATCTTTTACATCGCACCCAAGGGAGATTCATATATTTTATTCCTTACCAGCTTACCCAAACTCCCGTTTCGCTGAATAAAGTACACATAGCAAGTTCAAAATGCATCTCACTTTCCAATGGAGAAGCTAACTCTTCCCGAAAGTCGTCAATTTTTTGACTTTCCGGAATTCTAAATATTCGACTGGTATATAAATACTTTTCTATATCCAACACCAAAGAACGGTCAGGAAAGTCTATTGATATTTCCTTTTCTTTTTTATTATACGTAACAAAACCCTTTTGTTTGCCATGTGATATTTTAACTTTCATTTAATAAAACCTCCCCGCAAATTTCTTTTCAAATATCCTTTCAATAAAATCTGTCAATTCAGGATATCTCTCTTTAGCTTTTATCCAGTCAGAATAACCAACTTTTTCTACTATTTTATGCCCCGCATACCTCTCACAATTCACTGCCCACCATTCATTTCCAACGCCCGCTCCTTCGCCTTCATAAATTCTTCCCTCGTAATCACGAATCCAGTTATCTTTCCAATATTGACCATCACCATTGGTATAAGTCCCTTTTACATTAGAATGAGTTTTTGCAAAAAGATCACTCATTCTTTTTCCTTCCGCTTCTGTAATAAAATCATTATCTACCCATTGAAAACCCGTTCCTTTAGAGCCTTTTCGTACGACTTTTTTAGAGAAAATTAAATCATCAATACTATGGGCAAATTCATGAGCAAAAGTAGTAGAAGAATGCTGACTACTTAGAGTAATAGTCTTATTCAAATAAAAATATTCCCCTCGAACGAGAGATTTTTTGACACGGATCTGTAACCCTTGCGTTTTCAACATATCTAATATATCAAAAGGAATCCAGTCTGTTCCTTCTTTTGCCTTATTCATTATAGATTTAATTTCTCCGCTCGAAAAGGAAGACAAATCAAAAAGGTCATCCAAAATTTCACTTCGAAGACTTGCAACTTCCGCATCTGACATATAAGAAACATATCTATAATAAGCTTTTCTCTCGACCGCTTCTAAAACGTTTCTATGACCGACTGCTTCAATTTTAGTTTTTCCTTTTTTCAAACTCACCAACTCACTATGGATTCTTTCCCATTCTTTTTTTGCCTTCCCTCTTGTAGAAGGAATTCTTTTTGTCAAAAGATTTTCTACCTTCTTCAAAGTTTCATATGATTTCGCAACTCCCACTTTATGAAATTTCAAAGCCTCCTCTATAGATTTATAATCCTTGAACATAAATTCGTATCCATCTCGAAAGGACTTACGTACCGCTCGCAATCGAGCAGCAGAAGACATAGAATACCATACTTTTAAACTCTTCTCAGAAAAATCAAGCTCTTGAAAAACCTGAATTTTCCTTTGAATGTCATCAACTAAGATTTTTTCCTTCGGCAAAAGTTTATATCTTTTCTTTCTCTTTGGTTTGGGTTTAACAACCTCTGGTTTAATAACGATCGGCTTTTTTATTACACCCCTTTTCTCCCACTCCCTCATCCAACCAAGAATTGTATCTATATCATACCTTCCTCCTGCAATCTTAGAGAGGTCTCCTGCGCTTTGTCCACCCTTTTTCCAAGCCAACCAAGCATTATATTTGTCCTCATCAATTCCTGGTCCAAAAACTTTCTTTTTAGGTTTTGGTTTAATCAAAGGACCCTTCAATAAAAATTCCTTTTCTCCCGGCGGTTTAACCACAGGCAAGGCTACACATCTGCAATTTGGATGTGCAGGAATCATCGTTTCAATTCGATCAATGGTAAAGATTTCTCCTTCCATGGAAGTGCATATAGGGCATACACCAACACCCGCTGTACTCCACTCCGCTTTAACCCGAACTCCTTCTATTTGTGCATCCCTATACTCCTGGACATTGGCAGAATGATGCGCCCTGATTATTTCTGTTCTGGCTAATGTTCTTGCTCTTTGCATAGAGGCAGTGCGTCTGGCTTCACCAATCAACTTTACTTTAACAGGAGGCAAAGAGATTTGCTGATTCAATATTCTTGCGAGTTCACGAGGATTACGACCTTCAGCTATACCTTGTGCAAGAACTCGACTTATAGCCATATCCATTTCCTGGGTAATACCTTTCAGTTCATTAAAGGTTCTGGTCATCAACAAACCTGCTCTCTCAGCATGGAAAGGTTTATTGAACATAGCGCTCATTGCTTCCTGAGAACTATATTGAGGAATATCTTTTAACCCGGCGTTTCTCAACTCATGACGTCCTCTCAATATCCCTTTCTGATATGCTGATTGAATATACATATCAGACCACGCCCCTGTTCCTTGTCTTAGTCCAGGCCTACGAATGACTTGAAGAACACTTCGTTCTTCCATCTCATTTAGCCAAGACATAAAACCTTCTACTTTACCAGCAGAAGTCCTGAAGGCAAACTGTCTGGCGGCCATGGATTTCATCGCTTCATCAACAGTCATAATTGCTTGCCGCTGCATTCTACCCACTTGCCATGTCCGGATACCTTCTGCTGTTTTAGCTTTGACAAGAACAAGAATCGGGTTTTCTTTACTTAATCCAAAGCAATCCAGATCTACAATAGCCCTTTTTATACATCGTTGGAGAAATTTAAATCGGCGAACAGCATCCTTCTCAAATGCCTTTCGCAGAGTTAATGTCCTCGAAGGATCTATATTTAAGACGGTATTGATAGTCACTCTTGGGTGAGCAATATCTTCAGTTATAACATTAGTGGCTAATTGTTGTCCCATTGCCATTACCATTAAACTTTTATCCCAACCAGAGGATGGATTTCTTGTATATTTTCCATAATCTCCCATCTGGCCTTGGTTACATCTGACCTTTCGTCATAACTAATTTCATCAAGATTCATATGCACATCCTATCACATTCAATCGAAAGACGAGCAGAACTTAATAATTGCTTATACTGATCATAAGGCAACTTTTTCAATTCATCCCCTCTGAATTTCCACCAATCTTTTACATCCTGCTCAAAATAAGAATTTTTCTCCAACTCTTGTTTTAATTCTTCAAAAGCCCTTCTATCATGCCCACATTGAATGGCCATCTGATTTGATTCCTCCAAATTCTTAGGAAAAGAATCTGAAGGATGATCAGCTTTATATATCACAATTATGGCTGTCAAAAGAGCAATGGTTAGAACCCCTAACTGAATTAAAAGAGAAGGGTCTCCCATCTTTATAACAACTTCATGAAAATATTGTATTATTATATCTATCATTCGATTTCCTCCTTTAGTTCTTCCAATTCTTTTTTTAGTTCTTGAAAAGTCATTTTATCACCTTCCTTTATCTAACCAGTCAAGACTGTCATTTCTCCATCTATTATCTTATGTTCTGGCATCCATTCCTTCCTATCCGGCAATCTCCCTTCATAAACAATTATGTATTGCTTCCACCGATGCCATTCATCCGCCAAAGTGTCTGGACTGGTTCCTGTATACCATTTATGCCGAGGCCAGCAATAACCGCCTCTGCTAACAAAACCATAATCTTGAAATACCAGATAAAGAAATTTACCAACCTCCTCGCTGCATACCAAGAATCGTTTGCCAAAGGATGTATACTTACCAATAAAAGGAACAATATTTAAAGGCAGCCTCCAGCCCGGATATATCTTGCCTTCATCCTTTCGCAATGTTTCAAAGACCCGATCAAATATTATCTGCGTCATACCTTGCCATCGAGCAATTAAAACTTCCTGACCTACATAAGCTTCAAACAGGTTTTGTCTTTTAATCCTCCAGCCAATAGCTTCAAAGGTTGTCCCTTTGTGGTCAATAAGAATACCTGCATGGGAATAATAACTCTTACCATCCCTTGACACTATTGCTTGAACAGTATTGATTGCTCTACCTAACGAGGCAGGACAACGAGTACAGAATAAATCTCCAGCTCTTATTTCAACATTCATTAGTCCTTTACCTCCTCAACTGCAAAAAATAAATCTGTCATGGTTACACCTCCTTATAAAATCTTGTGATTAATACAACCAAAATTTTCACCTACTGAAATTTTTCCGTCATGCCCACATTGAACAGCCATCTGATTTGATTCCATATCTTCAATATCAAAAGGCTCAAGATCACATAGTCCTATAATAAAATCTTTCTCCTCATGCTTTTCTTTATGCCCGAAAAATTTGCAGGTTTTACACGTTTCCATTTATTGCTCTTCTTCCTCTTCCAATTCCTCTTCATCGATTTCTTCCTCTTGACCTTCAAGCGACTCCGCAACCTGTTCTATATCTTCAGCAGTAAAATCCATAAACTTTCTTAAGAATATTTCAAATGGCATATATGCATCCGCCCCAGAGGTAATATATTTCTCTAATGCATCCATCTTCAATTTAATTACTTCAGCCCTGTCCTTTTCTGTTGGAGCTGAAACATCTGGCCACTCCACAGTATATTCTTCCTTTGGAGCTGTAAGAACTTTAACCTCAATCATTTTATCAACGAAGGGTCTTAGTATCATAGGCTCACAGAAATCTTCCCTCCGTTCTGCAACCCTACTATTCCAAGCGGTTTCATCCTGGGTGCTTGCAAGATTTCCTCTTTCCGAACCCAATAAGATTCTTTGGGGTATGGCTTTCCCGCCTGCAATCAAACTAATCAAAATCTCAAAATGCTTACTTGGATCGGCTACTTGTTGTGTTAATGATTCAATAGTAATACCCTGCAATCTTATGTATCGCTGAAGATTATGCATATAGTTTTGAATTTCATCTTCAAGATCAGCTTTCTCCTGTGGCCCAAAAGTAGCATCTGAATCCGCTTTTAATCCGTATCCGGGAAATGCCCCCCTCCAAAACATTTCAGCCGAACCCCCTGCTATCAACTCCAAATCTTGCAATCTATTTAAAACAGATTTTAGTCTTGGTGTTCCATGAACATCATCATTAGTCAACCCTTCTGCAATATGAATAACCCTACTATTATGAACAGGAATATCCTTTGTCCCAGCAGTACTTCCTGACTGTTTCATTTTAATAACATAAGTCTCTGGCAAACCGTATCTTATATCTTGCTTATCTCCTACCCAAGTTTTAATAATAGCATTCTCCTGTGTATAAGGAATTAAATAAAGAAGCTCTGTTGCTGTATCGACCGGTTCTATCAATTTCTTTCCGTCTTTAAACCCCATCAACAAAACTCCATACTCCCCTATACCACTGATTCTGTCTGCCCTTAAGAGATAATGCCATACCTTAAAATCCTTGACAAGGGTAATCCATTCTTTATCGAAAGGCGTTTCCTCATCCGTCTTTTCTGATATGACAGGTTTCTTTTTCCAACAAGCATCGGGATAAGCTTCTACAACACGTTTTGCAATATCCTGTCTCTGATATCTTGCATTATAATGATCAAATGTTGGAGATTTGACATAGCCAAGAGCTTCATAAAGATCTCGGTTTGAACCAAAAGACATTCCCAACTGGGATGCATACTTTGCTCTTTCTACAAGAGCAGAAGCCAATGACCTGAAACTCCATCCTCCATCATCTGTTCCTTCTTTTATACTTGTAATTTTGGCAACCATTGAACACCTCCCAACTTGCTGACAAGGCAAAATGTATAGATTAAACTCCTTTTCCTTTTATTAACTTAAAATTACTCTCATCAACAATTTCAGTAATCTCAAAAGTATCCAAGAGGGTAGTTCTTTCCTTATCTGAATATATATATAGCAAAATGGCGTACCATCATGTATATCTGGGCTTTTCGTTATTGTGACATAATAAATCTTATTTTTTTAAGATATATTGGCATAGGACAATTAATCTTATGAAATTCCAAACAACATTCTAATGAGGAATATTTATGATTCACCAAATTCTTGGACCTACCTACATCCAAAGTAACAAGAGTATTTGAACCAACTTCAGTATAGTCAGAAAAATCTTCAATTTTTTCCATTGAACACCTCCTTACGCAGGAACCATTACAAAATATTTTGATTCTTCGGCACAAGTCAGCCATTGAGCGTTCTTTGGTAGTGGATGGCTTAACTTTATTTCCTCAAAAAATGTTTGTAGTTCACTATTATTATTTACTTTTCTTTGAGCGCATATTTTTGTGCTACCATCTCTAAACTGATGGTGTAACTGAATTAAGCAAGACTTCTTTAATTTTAGATATTTATTCACGTTACCACGTTCCCGCCCTTTTAGTTCTAACCAATTTGTTGAAAGCGCCCGCTGCCGCATCCCACTGATCTTTAAATTTGCCTGTAGGAGCTTTCTCATGTTCATTAATAAAATCCTTTGTCCAGTCAGCAATCAACACTTTCACATTACCAGCTTCTACCTGAACAGCATAAGGTTCCGCCCTTACTTCTTTTGCTCCTGTCGCCCTTTCTGTATGTATTTTAAAACCAGCTAAATTAAGAACAGTACTCTCCGCTGATTCTTTCCCCCCCGATCCTGGTTCTTGCTCAACCCAAATGACAACATTAGGGCCATCTAACTCAGCCGTCTGTTTAATCATCCTTTCTCTTTTAGGGGCAGCCCATTGCCCTTTTACTACATCAGATACTCCAAATGTTCCATCAGCAAATTTAAGAAAAAGAACTCCCGCAGTTCTTGCTCCTCCACCTTCTGTTCCCGCCTTATCCCAATACCGGACAGAACTAACAGCCGGGGGAAGAGCATGAACCAAAACAAAGTTAGCGACTTCAAATAAACCGCCGCCCCGAGGATGAGGTCTTTGTTGGAGTTGACCCGCCGTTGCATACGTTCCTAATTCCTTTTCAAGTTTCTCTAATTCCTTTTCCCCGTACCGCTCTGGACATAAAGGCTCTCCCTCTTTTGTCCGAGGATCTTTGAACGACAAAGGGGTTTTAGTAAATAATTTCTTCCTTTCCAATTCATACCTGGCAGGCAAACAAAGATGAACATATCCTATTTCCTTCTCTAATACATGACCCGACAAATCAGCTTCATGGGTTCTTTGCATTATAATTACTTTTGATCCTGTTTTGGGATTATCAAGCCTTGTACTCATTGATTCGTCCCACCATAAAATCGTTCCTCCTCTCACAGCCTCCGATTCGGCTTCCTTAATATTATGGGGATCATCACTTACAATACGACTCCCTCCCTCCCCTGTTCCTACCCCTCCTACCGATGTTGCTATTCTATATCCTGTTTTATCATTATCAAATCTTACTTTCTGATTCTGATCTGTTACTATTTCAAACTTATCCCCCCATCTTTGTTGATACCAATTTGATTGGATTACATTTCTACATTTTCTGGAATCCCGTATTGACAGAGCCTCAGCGTATGAAGAATAAAGCCATCTGGTTTCAGGACGTTTTGTCCATTCCCATGCTGGCCACATTACTGAGGCTGATATTGATTTGGTATGTCTTGGAGGAATATTGATTATAAGGTTTTGTATTTGATGATTAGTGACAGCCATTAAATGCTCACAAATAGCATCCAAATGCCAACCCCATATAAGGTCGTTCTTTGGCTCCACTATATGCCAGGCTTGTTTTATAAAATGATTTAAATAATCCTCAGCCAGAATCTTGTTCACTGCTTCCAATTCCAGGTATCGTTGTCCCTGGGTTGAGCTGACTAAGGAAAGAGGCAAACTGTTCAAGTTTTTCCCTCCCTAAATTTAAGGATCTGATCTGCTCTGATTTTACATCAATTTCTATTCTGTGAGTTTTGATTTTCTCCTCTTTAACATGAAGATATTCATGAAGCAATCCAAAATATTTCATTCCAAGTTTAATGGCTTCTACTTTAGGATGGGTTTTTATTTCTTTTAATACTCCTATTTGATGTCTATCTTCTCCCTGACCATCAAATAATTCTGTTACTTTAATACTTGCTATTGCAGCCGCTTGTCTTTCTGTCCATTCGCTAATAGGCTTCAATGTTCCATCATCCTCATAAAGATCCTGTACATTAAAAAAGGAAATGGATGCTAATTCTAAAAGAAGCCTTTCAGCTGTCAGATCTAAATCTTTAAACCTTTTATTAAGTTTATCTAATCGATCTTTCATCAATTCATTAATACGGCGCCTAACTTTTTTTAATTGGAAAACTTGCCATCCAGCAACTCCTTTTACCTTTTCAGAATAACCAGCTCTTACTCCTGCTTGGGAAATATTCATATCAACAATAAACTCGCGACAAAATAATTCTTGCATTTCAGTAAGGCCCCCATTGCGGACAGTCCTTCCAGGGGTAGCCATTGTACCTACTTGAAGGCCTGTACTTGAATTCCTTTTATTATTTTTCCCATTACCATTTTTTCTTCTTCTATATTCCATTTTATATTCTCTCTACACGCACAAACTTCGTCTTGTTAAATCTACATATTGGCATCCCATTTCTGCATGCACTGATTTATGACATACATCACATAAAGTAATACCCATATCAACATCTGCCGACATCAAAGGGTTTTGATATATACCTTCCAAATGATGGGCTTCTAAATTTTCAGTAGTTCCACATCTTTGACAAGTATAATCATCTCTTTCTAAAACCAAGGCGCCCCATTCAGCTTGATCGGGTCTTGAATTATCCGGACCTTCTCCTTTACGATATTTACTTCTACCATATATTGAACAATTATGTTTGCATTCTTCTGAACAATAAAAATTATTGCCTCCTCCTACTGAATTTATAACTATTAATCTTCTTGAAACCTCCCCAGTAGTAGGAGTAAACCATTTTCTACAACTACTTTCTGTACATTTGACTTGGAGGTATTTAAAATTATTAGGATCCCTCCTTACTTCTTCACAACAATTAATTTGATAAGCATAGGTATCATAAAGAGCTGGTTGTTTTCCATATTGTATTCCATAACATTTTTGACATAATCCATGCGATGCATGAGGAATTGCAGTCAGTCCACATTCAACACAATGCCACTTTTTAGGTCTATTTCTTCTCTCAAACCAAGTATCATAACATCTTCCACATAAACCCTTTGCCTTATGAGGAAATTTAGTTGTTCTACAATTTGAACAAAATCCATAATACCTCCAAGTCTCTTCTGGAATCTCTTTTCCTCTTTTTCTTTTGGAATAACATTCTCGACATAATCCATCTTCTTTATGAGGTGAACTATCCTTTGCACAGTTCATACAACAAGAATATTCTTTACTCCATCCTTTTGCCATTTCAGATTCCTTTATAAATCTCCAATTTTTTACTCCATAATAATAAAGAAAAAATAAAGGAAAATAAAGGATTTTTTATGTTTTTTTATGTTTTTTTTACATTTCTTTATAACCCCTTGATATCAGGATATATTTTTTTTTGGTTTTTTTAAAATCATGATTAACCCATTGATATTATTAGAAAATCAGGATTTGACCCTATATAACCTATTGATATCATTAGTCTTTTTTTTCTTGAAAAACTTGATTTCTTTGTTTTGATGGATTATAATGTTCAGCATGAACATTATAAATTATACAAAAGGAGGTGATCAAAACAAATCCAGGATTTCCGTCTTAACCAAGGAAATGAAAAAAGCCCGAAAGGGATCTTGACCGAAAGGATGAACCGGCGGCCGGAACTCAAGATAAAAAATTTTAGAAAAGATTTTTTCACAACGGGTTGCAACCCCAGATAAAAAATTGCCCGTTTTACAGTTTAGACGGAAATTTCCATAAAGGAAAATAAATTTGAAACTGAGGAAGATTTGCAGACTCCCTTTACTCAATGAAAAACAAAATTGCAAAATAACAAACCTTCCACAAACCTTCCAACATACCACTCTAAAAATTTAATCATCTATTTTCCTACCTCATCGCCACGGGTTCTCAATTGACCATAAACGAATTGGACTCCGATCAAGAGGAACTTGGTCATGTATAACTCATAGCTGAAATGGTCATGTTAAATGCCATTGTCTCTGTCATGATAGAAGAGACCAGAACAGCCGAGCCTTTAGAAAATTCCCTCAGGGAATAGTTCAAGACAGCTAAAAAAAAATTAAATAGCCAACTAATTTTTCATTGAGAATTGATGATTTTGATTTTTATAGAAACCACAACTAATTTATTTGGATACCTGATTAGTTGTGGTTTTTAATAGGAACCAAAATTATTAACCCTTTAATACAAGGAGAAAGAAAATGAAAAAAGAAATGACAACAAGAGAGGATTACGAAAAGATAATTGCCATTGATACAGCAGAGGACTATTTTGATCAAGTAAAACACTCTCTCAAAAGTGCCATGGAAGAACTTGAAAGAAACCATAAACATTGGAAAGATGCTCTTGCAGGGGGAACATATCCAGATGGTTCTCCATTAAATAAAAGTCTTATTATTAATCAAGTCATTTGGACAGTTCATACCGTGCAACAAATTAACCTTCATCATGAATTAGCAGCAAGAGCAACAGCAAAATTAGCCAAGACATTTGATATTAAATCTTATTAATCTTTTGATAATAAGGGAATCAATTTATTTTGGTTCCTTTTTATGAATGGATTAATTTTTTATTAACCCTTTAATGCAAGGAGAATGAAAATGAAATCAATCACGCTGAGCCTATTAAAAACCAGAATATTATATGAGAAACATATTAAAAACCCCATGCCAGCAAATATGCCCTACTATCGGGCATTAGAAGAATTAGTTAAAAAGTTTGGAGCTGACAATTTAGTTATTATGAAATATCAAATGAAAGGAGAGAGAAAATGAGAACAGAAAAAGAAATTGAAAGGATGTTAGGTCGAGTAATAAATGCCAATGGAGAGATAGAAAGAAGAAATAAAGAACAAAGACAGAGAAAAGAAATCTTATACGGCATGATGCAAATTCTTCATTGGATAAGAAAAGATGGAGAAAATCCTGAAGAACAGAACCTTAACCTGATCACTCGAATTGCTAAATTGGCAGAGGTTCCAGCGGAAAAGTTATAAGAAATTTTAATTTATTAACTACAAAGATTAGAACATTTTCCTTTTGGCAATTGGCCTCTTTAATTAACCCTTTAATACAAGGAGAGAGAAAATGAGATTCACAATGAAAAACAATCACGCTTCAATGACTCCAAGAAAACATATCATTGGAGAAGAGTACATTGGATGCCGAACAGGCAGTAGTTCAAATGGATTAACAGGAATTCTTGTTCGTTGTTATGTAACAGTAAATGGGCCGTATAGAAATCCTGCTTATATTCTTTTATGCGAGGACGGCAAAGAGAGATCTTTTCAAAGAATAGTAAAAAGGTATTAATCCATTGATAATAAGGGAATCAATTTATTTTGGCTCCCTTCTTGAACGGATTAATTTTCATTTTATCAACTTCTAAAAAATTAATATTTAAACCGGTATGACTGAGAAATTAAACACTATAAACGGGAGGTAGAGAAATGTTACGATCACAAATAAGACAAATCAGGCGTCTTGAAAAAGCTATTGATGAGATGATAAAAATCCAAGATGACGGACACGGCAATGACACAATAGCTCGAATATTAGAGATGCTGAACCATGAAATTACAAACAGGAGAATATGAAAAAAACCCCCAACCATACGCCTTAGGGCGCGAAAGGAGAAGGAAAATGGAAAACCTGAATGTGTATCGGGGACCGACAGAAACCAACATCCGACCAATTGAACGCTGGGTATTGGTATGTCCCGATAATCTCACAGATTGGTCAGAGAAAGCATT